CTTCATCTCGCCAGCTTCAAACTGATTAACGTCAGTGGGCGTTAGCAGCATTCCAAGACTATCAATTACAAAGAGAACTTTGGGTCGTTCATCTGCGGGCAAGGTTTTATATTCTTTGACAAAATCGCTAATTACCCTGGCAACATCGTCAATCATTGCCATATTAAGCTTGAGCATTTTATCGTCTGAGGTCTGAACGCCCAGCGCGTGAAGCCACGATTCATCCAATGCGTTTTCGCTATCAATGAGGATAACGTAGATACCCTGTTCTTGAGCATTTTTAATTAGGTTGCCGGCGCAGATAAAACTTTTGCCAGCACCTGATTCACCTGCAAATACTGTTACCTTACCCAGAGGTACTCCATTGGTAAAGCTACCAGAGATCAGGTAATTTAGTGCATAATTGCCCGTTGAAATCCAATCAGTGGGGTCGTTGAATCCAATTGACAATCCTTCAATACTCTTAGTTACACCTTTGCGGAACTTGCTTAGGTCGAATGGTTTTGCCATATTTATTTTCCTTTATTCAGTTATCTATGTGTAATGTTTTTAGTATAGAGCCTATCGGCAAAAGATACTTTGTCAAGGTATTCTGGACAAACATCTGCGATATGTTCTAACTCATACTCGCTGGGATAATGTCGTAGAATGGCTCTTGCTCTATCTCTTACTAAGCTTGGTACACGTGGGGTGCGACCTGGATCGCACAGTTCTTCCAATAATTTTTTACCAGCCTTAATGGCTCGGTATCGTTCATCACTAGTTGTCATCTGAGGTCTCCTAAGGTAGGGAGATATCTCCCTACCACCTGCACTATCGTTAGACAGTTTTATTTTGACGGGCCCTAATTAGAGCAAGAATGTCCTGTGCTTTATCACCCGATGCTGCCTTAGTGGGCGCTACAACGGGCGAGTCTTCTTCTACATCAGCCCCTTGCCACGGGGCTGCACTAGTTGCGACAGGTGCTACAGGAGCAGATGCAGTTGGGGCTGATCCAGATGGAGCTTCTAGACCATAGGGACGGTAGTAACTACCCCACCGCTCATTATCAAACGATTTGCCATCAACCGATGCTTCAAACATTTCTTTGATAACACGCATTTCAGCTTCGCCGGGACGCTTGGGCAAGAAGTCTGCTAGATTAAATAGCCCGTGAGTTTCAATTGCCTCTTGCTCTGCCTGTGTCAATGCTGATTCTTTACGAGCCCAAGTACTGGTGCTGTAGTCAGCATAGCCACCCTTTTGTGTTTTCTTAACATTGAAGTCAAGCCCACGCATAATGTCAGTTGGCAATTCTTCCATCTCAGGATCCATCAAACTAGATTTGATAATAGTAAAGATTTGCGGAGAGATAATGAACCTACGAATTGGATTTGCAGGGGGTTTGTCGTCGCCAATTGGGTTCTGTCGAACAAATCCTTGAAAGAGATAACTACGCTTCTTCCAATACTTGTTAGCTTGTTCCTTAAGTGACTCGTCTTTGTACCAAGGACGAACTTCAGCGAGAATTGGACAAGCGTCGCCGTACATTTCTACACAGGGAACTTGAACTTGAACTTGCTTGACATTTGAATCACCCTTAACGCCGTTGAATGGCAGCTTGATGATTTGACGTTCAATCCAGAAAAAAGTATTACTTGGATTGCCATCTTGTAGTAGACGCAAAGTAGCTGTTGTACCTTCGTCCATATTCCAGTGCGCGTAAATCGCGTTGTCAGCTTGGGCGCCTGAACCCTTAGTGGTTTTGTTGTCTTGTGCTTGAATACGAGCACGAATTTCTGCGAGTGATGCCATGATACATTTCCTTATTTCATTGACTTGGTGTCAGATTAATGTCGCTGCTTCCCTATGAAGCAACTAACACTAGTGTAAGTATATCAAATAACTACGCCAGTGTCAAGTATATTTATCCCCGAAACACAAAAACTATTATTTTTGTAAGGTGTAATTTACCCTTTTCTACGCAAGGGCTATAGGGATAGATGGTTTTAATGTGGCATTCACTCCGCGAACACTATGGCTTATACCGCAATATTGTGTACACTGTGACATAACTTCTCGGACTCTATCTGCACCATACCAGAACGTGTGCAAATCGCCCTTTTTAGCCAATTTAAATCCGGGAAACTTGTGTGAGAAGCATAACCGGGCAATGCCATCCATATCAACCATAATATTTCTATTAAAGCTATTACAAATTAATTCCTCGGTACCTCTACCATTCCAGCCTAACAAAGCATCTTCATTCGTATGAACACTGTTATGGTACATCTCTACGGTGTCAATGTACTTTGGGTCTAAATTTAATTTGTATTTTTCATTGCATTGATGCAGTATCTGCTTTAGCCCCCGGTGGTCCCTAATTACATTCATTTCATAAAACTTATCTGCCCGCTGCTGCCCGGCATTGTCTAATAGCGTACCGAACATTGGTTGTAGCCAATTTAATTTTAACTTGTCAGCTTGTAAATCATTCAATACAAAATCATAGAACTGTTCTAAGTCTCTGTAATTCTGTTCGCACATTATGGACATGGCGTATATAGGAGTTTTTTTATTCAATAGTTTTCTTGCTTGTAGTAGTAATTTAATTGCGTTTGTCGCAGAAGTAAATGACCCAACCACTCCTCTTGTTGAGTCGTGTATTTTAGGAATATAACTATTTAATGATATTGTGATTTCTGTTGGGCCTTCTATTATTAATCTTTTTGCGACACTTAAGTCAGTTACCATAGTACCGTTCATAACTGACAGGCAACCCAATCCCAATGAACGACACTGCCTAGTAATGGGCCAATATCTTTCTGGATTCATCATTGCTTCCCCGCCACATATAACGATTGATCCTTTTGGATTCAGCGTGGAAAATTCATTAATAATATCATTGCGCTGTTCTATAGTTATATGTGATGACAGTACCACTTCATCTCTGGTCCAATACATACAGGTTTTACACTTTAGATTACATTGTAAGTTAGTATCTAAGAACAAGAATTTTGGAGGGGAGGTCATTGGTTTAAATGTAGAGAGTTAGGTTTATCACCGTGAATATTATCACCTGATAGTAACCATAGCTTTTCGTGTTGTATCTGTATTTTAGGGTCGCCCCAAATGCTATATCCTAGCTGTGTTATCTTGTAACAAAAACTAACATCTTCGGATAAAAAGGTATTTTCATATTCGTTTGGTACTGGGCTGAACCACGGGCAAGTTAGCGACTCAAACACCCCAGCCTTAACAGCCATAAATCCCATACCACTAGCTCCTAATTTTATCCTACCACCATTGATGTTTAGTTGTTCCCGTTCCAACCAGTGCAGGTGGGTATAATTATCTGTATCTGTTGCTTTAAATGAGATAGCTTGTGCGTAGTGTTTATTGTCGTACTGCATATAAAACCCAGTAACAACCTTATGATCGTTATTACTTATCAGTCGTTCTAGATCGGCGGGTTTCCAAATGCAATCACTATCAATCCAAATAATCCAGTCATATTCTATGGTACCATTGAATGGCTTGAATGTTTTTGGAGGGCTACCTTTACCACCCAACAGCCAATTGCGACAGTTATACACGATGGGTGTGTAGGCATTGACTGTTGAATATTCTATATTGTTTTTATACAGCCATCTGATGGTGTCATTCCAAGAACAAAACCAAGATTTACTAAAACTATCACCAGGTAAACAAAACACTAATTTCATTAAAATATTTAATGTTCTGTTTATCTTGTAATTTATTTTCTAATTATGCGCAGCATCGCTTCTAGTTCATCCTGAGCTTCACGGACCATTGCTTGACTTTCATCTAATGGTGCGACAAAAGCTTCTCCCGTATCCATATTGAATTCGCCGAATGCCTGATCGCGACCGGGAATTTCAGCTACGATAGAGTCACCAAATCCCTTGCCTTTAAATTTAATTTGTCCGGCTTCATTTGGATATTGCTTTCTTACAGCAGCTTTCCAATTTTCAAGTTGATCAGTGTCACTACTTTCTGCCACACCTTGTTCTTTAACAGGATAATAACCACGTTTCTGATAATCAGGAACAGCAGTTTTGACAATACGAAGTTCTTTACCAGAATCTTTGTGTTTAACTGTCACAACTTGTTCTTTTTTCTTTTGTGTCATTTCTTCATCTTCTGATACACCCCCGATACGACCAGTACCAGAGCCGCGCCCTCCGGGAGAATAATCTGCTTTCTGTACCCCAGTAGCATATAAGTGATGTTCTTCTGGCATATCACGGAGTAAAGCACGATATTGCTTTGCATATTCCTGCGGATTATCGTATCTTAACGATTGTATGCTAGCCAATCTATCTTTATATACATCGTGTGATGAAGAGCCTTCCGCCACACCTTGTTGACGTTTAACATCTCTTGCTTGTCTCTTAATTTTTTCAGCGTCAAGGACCTTGCGTCTATGAGCTTGTTCTTGATCGTATTGTGAACGAGACCTGTTAATTTGAATATGGGCAGCAATATCACCTTGCTCTTTTGCACCAGGTTTCCCTAGCTTATCTGCAAGTTCACGTTGGTGGCTTTTAACTGCCTGTAAATCGTTGTCTGATAAATCGTTATATTCGTGATCTATGTGCATATCCAATGGTACGTGCGGATACAAGAAGTGGTAACGCTCTTTGCTATTAACATCTCCTGCAACTTCCGCCACACCTTGGTTACTGTGTTTTGCAACCAAGGCATCAATCGTGGCTTTTTTATGTTCTGGCGTTGCTGAACTTTGAGCAATTTTCTTTATCAACTCAATTACTTCAGGAGGTAGTGCTGCACCTTCCGCCACACCTGACTCACGCATGCCTACCAATTCGGGTTCTGGTGTTGGTGTTTTTTGATTCTGTCCTTTACTTTGAACTATTCTATAAGTTCCATAGCGAGTTTTTAGGACTGTTCCACCGTACATAGCCGCAACTTCTGTAGCAATTCTTGGATCGGAGATGGTTACTAACATAGGACCGCCACCAGTTCCGCTAATATTCATTAGATCATGCAAATAGTTGAGGTTCTCATCACTACCGCCGCCGCGATCAGATGGCAAGAATTTTCCCTTTTGAACGGATACATGATAATCACCTTCTTTATCTAATGCCTCTGACACACCTTCATCCATTGGGGCAACCCAGGCATCACCTGTTTTCATATTAAATTCTCCAAATGCTTGATCTTTTCCAGGAATTTCAGCGACAATACTATCACCAAATCCTTTACCCTTAAACTTAATCTGACTAGCTTGCTGTGGATATTGTTTTCTTACATCAGCTTTCCATTGTTCAAGCGAATTCGTGTCATCGTCTTCTGAAAAAGTCTGCGTAGTTGGGTTCATTTCTTTGCTTTCATATGTTTCATCATGATACTCAGTACGAATCATATCTAACATCTCCTCATATACACCCATTGGGTCATTTTTATAAGAAGGATGCTTTGCTATGGTATCATGCATCAATTTTAATTTTCTAGCTACAAATTGTTCGGAATCATCACCAGGATGAATCATTACATTCTTGATTTGTGCAATAGCATCAGCATCTGAATAGTCAGGATTATTTGCAATGTCTTGGAATGTATAATATACATCCGACATGGATCCTTCGTTCAGAAACTTCATTGTTTAATCTTCTTTTTTGTTAACTTAGGACGTGCAATTGTTCCAGGACCACCATTGGCAAATCCATTACCACCACCCATACTAGTTGCAATTGAACTGCTACCAGTACTTCCTGCATCTTCACTGAATACTTGATCAATTGGCAAATGTGATTCAACATCACTCATCATTTCATATTCAAGCCATTCTTTGACTGTGCGTAAATAGTCATTGGCAAGAGTTATCTTCTCTGATGCCCAGGCTTCTAATCCTCTTTGCTCACTTACTTTTTTAAGCATTCTATGTAGTTCAATAGCATTTGAAGCTGCATGATAGCACTCTTCTCTTGCCATTTGAATTTCGTGATCAGAATGCATTGCAGAGGCAGAATCAACAATGTGATGTGATTCGGTGATAAAATCAGTTGTCTTCATAGGGGTATACCAATAGGGTTAATAATATATTTATACTTAACGAGATTTGTTGTCAATCAACTTCAATGCTTTCATATTCTTAATTGCAGTGTCTGGATGAACATCAACCGTCAAACTTGTCTTGTATCTTGGATCATTCTTTTGACTTTTACTAGCAATGACACCTACTCCAGCAGCATCTTCAGTTAATTGATTATTAACTGTCCATCCTTGAGATTCCATGTGTGAAATAAGCATCCATATTCCAGTAAATGATTTACTAGCAGATTGGGCATCAGTAAAAAAGATTGTATTAGTGATATTCTGTCCATGCACTGTAGTAAATTCTGCTCGTTCAGGGAATACACTTCCATCTTCAAATTGAATATTATCAATTTTTCCTGAAATATCTAAATTAATTAGACTTATTTTTTTAGGTTTAACAAATCCGTCTAGCTCAATCTCTTTGTAGTCACTTGCCAATGTTGTGCTTAATACAGCAATAGAGTTTCCTACTTTAATTTTTACTAGGTCACGCTGGTCAAACTTTTTAAATTTCTGACTAAATTGCTTGGCTTGTGCTATTGCATCATCTGATGATTCATATAATAGTGAATCATATCGTGAAGGGTAGTAACGTGGGGTTCGTTTCGCGGTATTTGATGCAGACTTAACATAACGCATGTAAGTTTGCATTGATTCAAATACCGCTAACTTAAAATCCTTTACTGTATACTCACTTTCAGTTAATTTTTGAGTCATGATGTTATAGACAGCTTCATCATATGATCCAAATAAATCTTTAATTAGGGCTTTCTTAGTGTCTTCATCACTAGTTGCAAACTGTGATCTAACTTCAGTTGCACTACGCATTGGTTGACCCAAGACAGTAAAATTAAATGTAGGTACTGTCATTATATAACCATGTTGATCTAAATTAGTCATATGGGAAGTATCAGTAGGCATTGGTTGAAAGTATGTTGGTTGTCCATCTTTCTTTGTCCATTTGGCAAAGCGAGGATCTTCAGCCATATCCTTTTCACTTACTGCAAAAATCAATTTAGTAGTATTAGCATTGTAATTTTTTACTAATTCTTGAGCCTTATATGGTTCAGGAGTTTCTATTATTCTATCTACTGGAACTCCTGTCAATTTCATAAATTGAATCTTGTCGGAGAAAGTAAACGGACTACGAGGTGGTGCAACTTTATTGCTGGTAGTTATGAATACATTATCTCTGCCGTAACGGCTGACAAGATAATCATATACTGCTTTATGACCCTTGTGAAAAGGTTGAAACCTACCCGGGTATATTACTAATACATTTGAAGGTTCTGCTGCCTCAAATAATTCACTTATAAACATGGTATTTCTTTCTCATAACATATTTATGACAATCTAAGGAACTAGCACTGGTGCAGAGAAGTCATCTCCTTTATCCCACGATAACATAAACAAAGTATAATCACTAGCAGTGGGTAAAGTTACACTAAAATATCTCATTGTTCGTGCAGTTTGTACAACTATATTATGATGTGCTCCCCACCGTTTTAACTTAGTATGTATATGTTTCTGGTACATGCCTGCTGTTACTCCACCTACTCGCCCTGGTAATGTAAATTCTATTCTCATAATTTTTAAGGTAAAAAAATAGACTGAATAATCAGTCTATTCTATAAGTATTTATATTACTTAGGTGTAGATCGTGTAAAGTCTGGCATTTGATCTAAGCTACCTCTAAATTCATAATGACCAATATGATTTAGTAATGTTTTAGAGTGTGCCCAAATCTCTCCACCAATTTTTTGCCAGCGTCTACAGAATAACCAATCTTCTGACAAGTAATGTCCCTTTTCATCAATCTCAGTATCAAAGATAGCAAACATGGTGGGTTCATATTGCTTACCCAAACCAACATCATCTACATATTTTGTTTGTGGATATGCAGCACATAGCTTTTCATAAACATCACGCCTAAAGATTAAGAATCCAGTGCCCATTGTATCAACCGTAAATACATCACCTTGAATTTTTGTTTGTGGTAATAAGTTGATTACATAGTTAGTTGGAATTGATTTCTTAGGATAAAGCCCACCAATTACTTCTTTTTCATAAGCTAGCATTTGAAAAATTGATTCGGCTTCAAATCTAATATCGGCGTCAATGAACATAAAGTGAGTTGCCACTGTATTTGTCATCATCTTAGCCATAAGATTGTTTCTACCTCTGGTAATCAAACTTTCATTTACCATAGTATCTAGACTCCAGTTTAATCCAGCCCTGGAAGCCATCAATACAAATTTAAGTAGACTGGTTACTGTTGGTTCACTCATCATTCCCCCATAACAAGGAATTCCAATGTGCAAATGAGTTTTACCGAAGTTATAAGGAACTCGTTCAACTGGCGGACCCTCTTCTTGAACTGCAGTCGCACTATTTTGTTTCATTATATCTGTAATTTGCTGAACTACTGAAGTGGCATCTTTACCTGGTAATGAAATTTCAGGTTTTTCTGGCATTGCTGTGATAATATTAGGTGTAGTGTTTTCCATTGATTTAACTTTGTTGATGTTGTGTAATAACTAATTTGTGTATTGTACCTATTAGGCCTGGAGATATTAATTTAATCATGTCCGCTATTCGTGGATCAGTAGTATAAAAATATCCGCCTCGTTGGTATTTACTCGAGGATCGTAGTCGGTGTAATAAATTTGCTGAGATTTTTATCTGGTCACCAAGACTAATTAAGTAATTGGCAACTGAATTTTTGTCATGGTAGTTGTAGAATCCTTCTTTAATTAAAACTTTCCATTCATATCCATTTGATTTCTTTACTAAAATGTTACCGTCATCTAATACTACTGCGTCTGAATTATCTTCTAATCTAGTTACTTGAAGGATATCATTGCCCCATTCTTGTAACTGATTATTAGCTACTTCATATAATTCAGATTCGGTCTTAGCATATATAGTAAAAAAATTGCCCTCAAGTCTGAATTTAACCCCAAGGTTTTTGTCTCTGTGTAACTTTGCAAAATCTATTAATTGAGCATAGTTAGCATGTTGTGTGGTATAGCTACGATAAAAATATTTGTTGCTGTCATTAGCCCATGCTACTCTCTCGCGTAGCGTATCAGCATCAGTTTCCGACCAATAACAAATAATTCTGCATTTTGGTACATGATATTTCAATGAGTAATAAAACTGGTTAAAGAATTTCTTCTTTGTAGAAACCAGTTTTACTCCTGGATTGAACTTAGTCCAATCGTATAAAGCCATGCTCATCCACCAATGGTAATGTTGTATCTAATGGTAATGCTAAGTTGTAAGTGATAGTATCAAAGGTCAATTTCTCATCAACACAATCAATATTAACAACAGAACCATTGGGTAGCCCTTCAAACAAGATTTTCTTACTAACTGGAACTTTAATAAGATCATTAATAGCTCTGGCTAGTGGCCTTGCACCCATTTTATGATCAAATCCCTTAACTAACAAATGATCAACTGCTGCTTCACTTAGGCGAATTTTAAGTTGCTTCTCGGCTAATAGATCATTGATCTCAACTATGAACTTTGCAACAATTTTCTTCATGCTGATGCGATCCAGATGATCGAATTTACAAATAGCATCAATACGATTTCGGAATTCAGGCTTGAAGAAGTCCTTTACCGCTTTGTCATCTTCTCCAGTACGCTGCAATTCTTGTCCGAATCCAATTTGATTGCGTTCATTGTCAGCCGCACCAAGATTACTAGTCATTACCAGGATAGAATTCCTGGCATCGGCTCGCTTACCATTACTAGCAGTAACAAATCCTTCGTCCATGAATTGTAACAAGATATTGGACACATCAGGATGTGCCTTTTCAATTTCATCAAACAATACAATGGCATTGGGATTCTTTTCCAATGCACTAATCAGTAATCCACCACCTAGATTAGCATCATCATAACCAACATACCCTGGAGGAGCACCAATGAGTTTAGCTACACTGTGTTTCTCTTGGTATTCACTCATATCAAACCTGATCATTTTCATGCTAAGGTTTTCTGATAATAGTTTTGCTAGTTGAGTTTTTCCAGTTCCAGTTGGTCCTAAAAACAAGAAACTACCAATAGGACGATTTAGAGTCTTGATGCCAGCCTTAGCGACATAAATCTTCTCTAGTACATCATTGATTACAGAGTCCTGTCCATACAGGCCTTGCCGAATATTAGCTTCAAGATTAACCAAACTGTTTGGTGCATCAGCCCCAATTTGATCTGCTGGAATCTTAGTGACCTTGCTGATAGCCTCTACGATATGGCTTTTATTGATAACAAATGTTCCCATATTTTCAGGAATGATCTTTTGCTTAGCACAAGCAGTATCAATTAAGTCAATCGCCTTGTCAGGTAGTTTCTTATCAGTTTGATAGCGTACACTGTAGTCAACTGCGGCATCAATTGCTTCGTCACTTATAATACCACCGTGGAATTTCTCAAAATGTTTTTTGATACCACGCAAGATTTCTTTTGCTGCTACTGAAGTAGGTTCATCTACAGTTAGACGATAGAACCTACGCATAAGTCCACGGTCTTTTTCAAAGCTTTGACTATATTCTTCCCAAGTAGTACTAGCAATTACTTTGATCTTACCACGGGTCAATGCTGGTTTAATCATATTGCTAAAGTCAACTGAACTTGCTGAACCGCTGCCAGCGCCACGCATTTGATGAGCTTCATCAATGAATAGAATGGTCTTGCCTTTAAGGTTTAGTGCCTTGAGTACATCTTTTAGCTTTTCTTCAAACTCACCGCGATACTTAGATCCTGCCAATAGTGATCCAATGTCAAGATTATAGACTACATAGTCCTTGAGATATTCTGGTACATCTCCGTTAACGATATTACGAGCTAGTCCTTCAGCCAGAACTGTTTTACCGACACCAGGATCACCTACTAGTAACACATTGGCCTTGTTACGCTTAGCAAGTACCTGAGCCATTTCAGTTAGTTCAGCATCACGCCCAATGATTGGATCAATTTCACCAGCCTTAGCCATTTCATTTAGATTGGTGCAATATTCAGCAAGAATTTCATCTGCTTGTACATTCATTGCAGAATTGTTACCGCCAGATTCGGCATAATGTTGATGATACATCGTAACGACGGTTGCCCTATCAAATCCATATTTCATAAAGAAGTATGCAGCATAGCTATTTGTTTCAGTTAGGATGCTAAGAAGTAAATCAACTACTTTAATTTGTCCTCGGCCACCAAAAAGAACTTGAGTTAATGCACGATTAAATACTCGTTCTAAACTTTGTGTTTTCCGTGGAGCAGAATTAGTAGTTGAAATCAAATAAGTTTGGTCCTTCAGATACTGACTCAAATCAGTTACTAGCCCATCAATATCGGCACCATATTTTAGTGTAATCTCTTTGAACGGAGCATACTGTGCAATAGCCAATGCAAGATGTTCAAGAGTTACATATTCATGCTTAAATTTCTTGGCTGAGTTGCTAGAATTTAAAATAATAGTTTCAATTTCAGTATTAGATTGTGTTGCCATGTATTATTTTACCAGTTGTTGTAGTTGTTGAAGCTGAGTTGCGGATATAGTTTGTGGAACTGTTATTGCTATCTCTATATATAGATCCCCTCGTACTGCTTGATTAATTACCCATAATCCTTGTCCTTGAATTCTAAATTTGGTACTTTGTTGAGTACCTGAAGGTATAACGATTTCAAAGTTTTTACCATCAAGTCCTACTACCGTATGCTTTGTGCCGATGATTGCATCAATACAATTGATAG